TCTAAGTATCAACGATAAACACCATACTCACGATGAACTTGCAGTTTCTCTTGAGGAGGTATACGATGTCTTCTTGAGATATAATCTTTTAACTGACAATGTAGTCTTCAGAAAGGGATGGTTCAGTGATACGATGCAAGAAATAGACGATATTGAATCTGTTTCAATACTAAGACTCGATGGAGATATGTACTCATCTACCATGGAAGTTTTAGACTCAATGTACGATAAAGTGTCTAAAGGTGGATTTATAATAGTTGATGATTGGATGCTTCCAGGTTGCAGAAAAGCATGTGAAGACTTCTTTGAAAAAAGAAAGCTAAGAGTCAACTTAATTAGAATAGACAAGAATTCAGTTTTCTGGGAAAAATAAAAACTATTGAGATGAGAAGAGAAGACGTAATGATAATTGTTACCACTCACCAGGAATATATGCTTCCTACTTTATTAAGAAGTCTAAGTCAAGTTCCACATCAGAAGGTAATAAACATTGCCCAAAATAAGCTAGGCACTAACTTTAAATATGTATTCGACGTCGCAAAGAATTCAGGTAAAAGATATGTAGTAACGATGGACGATGATATTGAGCTTATAGACGGTGATACTATCGATAGATGTATTGAAGTAATGGAAGATAAGAACTGGGCTATGTGTAGCACATATGAAACATATAATAAAGAATTTGATCCAAGTAAACATGCACTGGAACCAATTGAACGGAAGTGGTTACCTGGATATCTAATTGTAATAGACATGCAAAAGATGTCAGGATATATAGTCGATTCATCTCTAAACGATAATGAGGATCATATTGACATAGATATGTCGATGTATGCGCATTCCTTAGGTTATAGAATGGGACGTGCAGACCGAGTAGTAATTCACAATACAGACAATCATACTCCTGAATCAAAGCTTAAAATGATACGTGACGGACATAGTCAGTACTTTATTGCTCACGATAATCTACTTAGAAAGTGGTCAATGGAGTCAACAATAGTCCCTGGTAAAAGTGTTTATGATGCTACATATGTCAAAGCTGAGAATGTATATTCCGCTTTAACTTAAATCTTAGTCGTAGAGAATGGCGTATGGATTTCTTCTACCGTCTATTGTAAACTTAAGAACATATAGCTTTCTTTCTCTTTCATCTAGAGTGTAGGAAGGAGTAACACTTACTCTTCTCTTCTTAGATTCTGGAACATATGAACTGATTTGAGCTTGTGCCTCGTCTGAAAGACCGAACGGATCTAATTCGAAATCGAATAAGTATCCTTCTAGATTTAGACCAAAATTAGGTTCTCCAAGTACTTCTCCTTTTCTAGTAAGAAGCGTCATCCTAATTTGACTGATGCAAGCTTCCACATCATCGTATACCTCGATTTGATCTGCTCTAAACTGAGGATCATTCTCGTCTCTCATGTAAAAGTCTCTAACGTTTGCCATTTAGTCGAACATTCCTAGCTGGTCAAGAGCATCAAATTCTTCAGGATCTAGAAGATCTGACATCTTAACTGCATCAAAATATTTTTTTAGTTTCTTATCACTTAGTACCCAGTTTCCCTGAGCATTTTTATCACAGTGAGCATTGAGTATACCAGTTTGTTTTCCCCAGTAGTCGCTGCCATAGAATAGAGTACTTCCCATTCCTCGATCTTTTGTCGGATCGTATTCTCGTTCTCCTTCAAAATCGATTGATGTTCCCGTTTCTGGACTCCAGTCTCCGTAGTCAATTCTATATCTCTTACCTTTCACATCTCCTCGGCCAAAATAAAATCTTTTTATCTCGTCCATCTTTCTACCCTTTTCTCCAGCTTCCCATATGAATCTTAAGACTCCTAGTGCTTGATGATCTGCTAGGTTTCTGTATCTCTGAGGAGTATCCTTCCAATGTGGAGTATAATCGCTTTCAACATAGTTTCCTAATCTAGGAAAGAATTTTCCACGAGAGGACTCGGCCTCATTTACAAACTGTTCGTACTTAAAAATAAAGTTTTTCATATTATTGTCTGTATAACAGCATCCAATCTGTTGTATTTTCTCCCTTCATCATTGCTTTAACTTCTTCCATTTCCTTTTCAGCTGTGGTCACCATATTTTGATAATTAATAGTCACATCACCTGGAAGTTGATAGTTAAAAGTTTGAAGCATATGAGCTAGTCTAACTTTGGAATGTGCTCTCACATATCTCTGGAATAACTCATCTTCGAATAATTTATCCTTATCTATCTTCTTTAAAATCTTAGCGACTGCGTTTACCTTAGGAGTCCTTCCGACAACTCCTAGTGAATTGGTATTTCTATTGTAGTCATATGCAATAGTATCTAAGATAAGCCCTCTGGTTAAATCCAGGAATGAGAACATGATTGTTCTATACATAATTGATTCACCCATGAATGGAGTAAGATATACCTCTGATCCAATGAATTTCTGCTCAGAAAAATCTCTATCGATTGTCGCAAATATAGATGCTCCTTTTGCCTCCTTTAAATCAGTAACAAATTGAACACAATCTGGCATCTGAATAGTTCTGCTAACCTTAAATTGCTCAGTCTTAAACATGTCAGTTGGGAGCAGTAAATATCTTGGCTCGACCGCATGTCTCCAATTATCATAGAAATATCTAGAATCATTCTCAATGATACGCTTTAGTTCCTTTTCCGGTAGAGAATAAGGAAGCATACCTGAGTAGGTAATCTCATTATTAATGTCTTCTATTAATTCTTGTTCACTCATTTAATTAGTCGTTATTTCTGCTGAATCCCTGTTTTCCAAGATCAGTCTTCCAAGAATCCTCATCTCCTAGAGCGAATCTCATCGCTCTTTGGTTCTTTTTACTCGCTCGATCGTCGTGTGTTTGAGCCCTATCAATGCATTTAGTTACCCATCCTCTAATATCTTGGGCTTTCAGATCCTTCTTCCAATCACTATGAAATATCAAGTTGATTGCTCTTGCGATATCTACTTCACTTACTTCTCCGGTTTTATTATCGGCTCCACTATATCTATAAGGGTTTCTAGCTTCTTTTTCTCCTGCTAGTTCTCTAGCAATAGCCATAATTTGACTATGAATGCTTGAACATGCTCCTTGTACCATCCCAGCAAAGTTTGTAGGATAAACAACATGTTGCTCCTTTTCGTTTAAGAACTCATCATATGTCTTAACTTCCTTCTTCATTATACTGTTGGTGGAGTTTGAGCTGGCTGTTGTGCTGTTGCCTGAGCAACCTGTTGGTTTTTAGCCGAAATCTTATTTTGTAGTTCCTGTGTTAATCTATTTAAGTCCGCTTTCTTTTGGGCAAGATCCTGTTCTGCTGCCGATATTGTGTTATTTAAATCATTTATCCTTTGTTGATCTGCTTGAAATTCAGCAGGAACGTTAATGGGAGCTTGAGCTGCAGCTTGTTGCTCGTCAACCGAAGTTGACTTTTTAGAAAATGATTTAAATGAATCTACATAGTTAGCCATTTTTCTTCTTTTTATTTTTACGAATACTATTCTTTATCTTAACAAATTCTTTGTATGTCATAACCTTCTTTTTCATTTTGGGATTACTTCCAAAACTAAGAGCTCCTGCTCCATAATTTCCACCTGACATAAAGGGTGAATTATTCCAATGTGTGGGTACTGCGCTTGCCCTACTTGTATGAATTATATTAGGAATGGCAACCCTATGATCTGGCTCATTTAATTTATCAGCTGGTTTTCTGACCATGGTTACTGCACCTATGGTCTCGCTTAAATAATTTTTAAAGCCTTTGTATCTCATTAGAATGTAAAATCGTTAAGTGAATCTCTTTCCTGGGACTGTAGGTTATCTGCTTCAGCATCTCCGAAAGTAGGAAAATCGTCGTCATCATCTCCTTCCATCTCAAATTCACCATATTCATTATCAACTTCAACCCCGTCTCCATAAACGTCGAATGAATCATTATCGTATCCAACTAGTTTATCACTTAAAGACTTGATTGCGTCCTCAATAATTTCGTATTCAGCGCTGTCTTGAGTGTCCATTGACTCTAGCTTATTTAATAGATCTTCAACAGTCATTGACAATACTTCAGGAGATATAACTCCCATGTCGTGAGACTCGTGAATGCGATCGATTGACTTGAAATTTTTCATTGTTTCAATGTTTTATTTTATTTATTTGAGAAGTAGTGGTATAATAACGCTAAAGAATAATACGTATGAAAGATCTAGTTAATATTGCAAAGCTTCCTACTGTTGATATTCTAAGTCAATACTCAACAGGTAGCTTTAGATTTATCGTAAAGTGTAGAGCTGGTTATCTAACGTGTAGCGATGCTCTTTCTTGGGACCATGATAGACTCATGAAAAATCCAGAAAGTTGTATATCGAGTCACGTTAAGGGTGCCTTACAGGCAGTTGAATTTAAACCCGAGGGTAGCGACTATTGGTTTACTATCTTTGCTCGAGTAGGAAAGAAGATTAAAGTTATTGATAAATCAATTCTATTAGATACCACAGTTGGAACCGTTAATTCAATGTGGTATAATACTGAGCTTTACAATCAAGACCAGTATAAAGCTGTAAATTCAGAATCATGGGCAAGTTATGCGTATCGAATGAACGAGCCTAAATACGAAATGGCATAATGAGTAAAGAATTAGAAATAGTTAAAAAGGAACTCGAGAAAGATATTCTAAAGAAACTCGAGGAGATTAAAGTAAATTTGCTAACTAAGACCATTCAGGATTCATTCTCGCACATCGAGATGCTAGCAATGGTTAATGATGAATTATCTGATGTCCTCTTGAACTGGGACCCTAGGGTGATTGATAATGGTCTAGGAGACGAATTACTTTAAGACACAAAGAGGATCTCCTGCTTTAGATTTAAGGAATAACGTAAATTTCTTATTTGAAGGAATTCCACCAGATTTAATAGCAGCAGCAGCAATCTTTTCTCCACGAGAAAGAGGCATTTTAGGTATACTATGAACTGTTGCTCCAATTAAATCCTTATTAGATATATCTTTGATTGTTACAGGTTCATCTGTAATTCTATCAATTTCCTCTAAGTATCCCTCGTTTACGGATTCTGCATACTTTCCTCTCTTATGGGTTTTACAGTCTTTACACTTGCAATTATCTCCACACTTACATTTACTTCCTTCTGATTCTAATAAGAAAGATGTAAAGTTAGTATTACACATGTTAGACTCGAATGGTTGTTCGAAGTGAGAAGGATCAACTAGTTGAACTTCTTCGGATCTTGAAGTATTCTCTTCTCCAAGTTTATGA